ATTAAAGTTTTCATGATTGTTCTCCGACTGATATGTTTATTACATTACCTGCCGGGTTTTCGCTGATACTAGCCTTTCAAATATTGCTTTTTCTTTGATGCCCCAGCAGACCCTAATTGAATCTTTCTAGGACGCTTCTCTTCTGGAAGTTCTACTCTAGCATACACTACCAATATTCCATCCGTCAAATCAGCACCGTCGATTACGACAAATTCAGAGAGGCGAAAGCTTTTCTCGAATTTGCGGGACGATATACCTTTAAATGCGAACTCACGTTCATCTTTACCCATTTCACCAGAGATTTTTAAGATACCATCTTTGACTTCAACATTAATGTCATCTTCTTTAAATCCCGCAACAGCAAGCTCGATTAAGAATTTCTCCTCATCGACCTTCACAATGTTGTGTGGTGGATAGTTATCAGTTCCAGACCTAGCACTTGTATGAATCCTCTCAAGGTCTTCAAACAATGTGTCAAATCCAACGAATAATGAACGAGGTACGTTCAATGTATTTCTTACCATTTTTGTTTCCTCCTATAAATAGCAAGGTTATTGGGAACCGGTCCAATACCGCATTCCTCGATTATATTTATACAGGTTTACTCCTTAGTTGGTGTATTTCCTATATTATATTTTGGACATAACTCCCATTGAGACTTATCTTTAAAAGGTATAACCTTTATTTGTCTTAATGGTGCTAAGTCCTTTGCCTTCTCAGGGTGTAAGATATCTATCAATCCCCAATCGGCTAATAATGTTGCAATTGTATTTCTACGTTGCACATCATTTTCTACCAGATTAGACGGCTTACCATCTAATAAGAATAGTTCTTTGAAGTGTACTATAAAGTATCTTCCTTGTTTGTGTAATATGTGACATGACTGAAATAGCTTTTGGTCTTTTCTTGAAGCTACTCCTATACGTGTTAGTGTTTCCCTGATTTTAAGAAAGTCATCAGGTTCGCTTAAGGTCACTTCTAGCATGTCGGCTGGAATCCAGTTTTTGATTTCGTTATTTTGTTCTTCCACCTTTCAATCCTTTTCTTTTCAACTCTTCTATATCTTCATTACTAAATAATTCTAAAACGGATTTAGCCTTTTCATTGCTATACCCATAATGTTGTTTGATGAGTTCTAGGTTAGCGATGTCTTGTGGCTTGACCCACTTAGACCATCTTTTCTTTTTCTTTATTATATTTATAAAAAAATCAAATTGAAGGCGATGCTCTAGATGATGGTACTTATTCATTTCATTGGCATACAAAACTGTATCATTGAAGAATGAAAAGTTTCTATTGATTATAAACGGATTATAACCTTTTTCAGCTATGTCATCAACCATGATATCTTTCTTACTATCATTGATTGCTTTTATATATTCAAACGGATTCATTTTTTTAAATTATTTAACTCTTCACTTAACTCTTTTATACGTATATTGGCTTCTTGTAATTGCCTTTGTAAATTTTGTACGTTGTTTTTTAGTATTGCTACTTCTGTTTCTGCATTAAATTCTTTATTCATTTAAATTCTACTCCTGCCATAATTTCAGTTAAGCACGCAACCATATTGAGTTCATGGTCAGCAACAAAGCTATCTTTGTACTGATAATCTGCCAATATCAAGATTAACTGAGGTATTGATTGTGGGTTTACATATTCAGTTGCATTATCATATATCTTTCGAAACATAGCGGTTGGTTCTATGTCGATGTTATCTGCAACCCATTGCCTCATCTTACGAAAGTCTTTTAACTTAAGATGATTCATTAGGCTATTAACTGAAATGTCGTTAACGCTAACAAGTATACCAGAATCAATTTGACCTGATACACCATATCTTTGTAATTCGTTTATTGTTCTACGGATATCGGGAAAGTATTTCATAATCAGTTCAGCAAGAACTGGTTCTTCATAACTTATACCTTCATTAGTAAGTATAAAGCCAAGCCTTTCCATCGTCTTTGCAGCCATAGCTTGTTTTTGTCCTTTGGGTATGGCAAACTCTACTACACTACATCTTGAATGTAATGGTTCAATTATTCTATTCTTAAAATTACATGTAAGTATAAATCTGCAATTAGCAGAGAACTCTTCGATAAATCCACGAAGAGCTGGTTGGGTGGATTGGGGATTTAGATAATCTGCTTCATCTAATATTACCACCTTGTACCCACCCTCTAAACTTACTGAGCTGGCAAATTGTTTTATTTTATTTCTAAGTGTGTCGATTCCAGATTCTTCGGAACCATTAATTATGATATAATCTAAATTAAGACTTTTACAAAGAGCTTTTGCGACAGTGGTCTTTCCAGTCCCTGCAGTGCCCGTGAAGAGCATATTCTGTAGTTCCTTTTGTTTTAATATTAGATTAAAATCTTTTTTAAGCTGTGATGACAGGATGATGTCCTGCAATTGAGTGGGTCTGTATTTTTCAACCCATAAGTGTTCTTTCATAATATAATCCTTTTCAATGTAAACATTAGAGGGGAATGAATCCCCTCATATGATTTAGTTAACTGTTTCTTCAGCAGGTGCTTCATCAACTGTTGGTACTGTACCTTGCGGTGCTTCACCATCTTGTGGTGCGGATGCGTTAACAAAAGCTACTACTCTGTTTCTTAATCCGCCAACGGCTTCGAGCTCTTGGCCTTCGAATCCGCCACGTCTAGAACAGATATCAATTATCTGAACTACAGTTGCTAAATCCTGTAAAGAAAGCTGAGGTTTTTCTTCTTGACCACCTTCAACTGGTGCATCAACAACCTCTTCAGCTGTTTTTACTTCTTCTGACATAATGTCCTCCTAGGTTTAGACTATTATATTTATACATGAAAAACTGAGTTTTTCTCTAAAGCAATAAAATATTCTACTGGATAATTACTATTTGTCCAGTTAGATATAAGCTTCGAAGATATACTTACGAAGTAATCGCCTGGTAGTAATTTCAAGTTAGGAATACTTATTACAAAACTAAACTCGTTCTTACATGAATTTTCTTTATCCAACTCTAAGGTAAATACATTAGAGGTGGCGTCTCTGCTATCAGAAACTGAAGCTGTAATAACTCCATTGTTTCCAGATAACGTTAATTCAGTATGACCTAAAACTGCTGCAGCTTTTCGGATTTGAGCCATAGCATCTTCGGTAATGTTAATACCCAATTCCGCATCAGGCATACTGATATCTTTTTGAGGTGTGGTTAGTATTTCTTTTTCAGCATAGAAATAATTTATTCTTTGCTGATTTGGAAACTGACCTCCACCTACTGAATTGCTAATTAAAACTTCTTTTTCTTCAAAGCTAAGTTGAGGGTTTTCAATAAGACCATATACTGACAAAAACTCGTTCAAATCATATATCCCGAATTCATGTGGAAAGTCTTCTACAATTTCAGCTTTTGCCATAATTGTTTTAGCTTCCGATATGGTGCTCAAACTCTGACCCGGTTTGAATACCAAGTTAGGATTAATTGTTGCAAAGTTTTTTAATACGTTTAACGTATCATCAGATAGTATCATAATATTTTCCTCTCATAATTATACTATTATATCACATTTTTCAGTCAATGTAAACTCTTTTTTCACTAATATTCCTTCCTCTAATTCGTAATACGAATGAAACTTATATATTGGTGAATCTTTTTTATGGTTGTTTGTAAAAATTACTAATGCTTGAGCGTATGGCTTTCCCCATTCTTCTAATAGGGCTCTATGATTATTTGCATTTTCTATTACATACTCTACGTTCTCTTTTTTATCTGTGACTTTAACTTCTGTCCATAGTTTATTTTTGTATTCGTTTATAATATCCATAAACATTGCAGGATTATCAGCCCAACCTTTATGTTGTAAAAGAAACCATTCGGCAAAATGACCAATCCTTACAGTGTCTTGTACTTGAACTAATGTTCTTCCATGTCTTGTACTAGGTTTGTCATAAATTAATTGTGCTTCTTTTTTAACTCTTTCTTCAAAAGCGTCACACCTATAATCTTCTCTATTAAATTCTATCATGTGATATTTTTATCGTGTTCATGCAGTGCTATAATAGCATAATGTAAAACTTTCATTAAGTCTTTTCTATGGTCAATCCTGTGACCTTTTTTACCATACCTTTGTGCATACTTAAGAATATTACCAATTGAAAATCCTATACCATGTCCACAATCAGATATGAACTCTGTAGATTGAAACTTATTCTTTGAATAATGTCCATCATATGTTTTATCGATATAAGCTTGGAGCTCTTCAATGAGAGCTCCTTCGTTAAATTTATAGTTAGGTTTTTTAGTAGTCATAATCTTCTTCATACTCATCTTGTACCTCATCGGTTTCTGGAGCACCGTGGATTGATGGGTCATCAGCAACCACTTTAGAATATAAATCTAAGAATGCTGCTTTAGTATCTTCATCAAACCTTGAGATACATAGGTCAATTGCTTTATCGACTTTTCCAAAGATAGCATAAGTTTG